TAACGTAAAATATATTCAAAAAATAGTACACGAGTATATTGAAGATAAAGAAGACTATGTAGAAATAGAATTTTATTCAAACAATCAAAAATCTAAAATGTGTATGAAAAACATATGCAATGGATGCAAATATGAAACAAGGTGTGAAGAAAATACTTTATAGGTAGCTTAGAATAGATATATAAACATAGTATGTTGGGAAAAGAAAAAGCTCAATATAAAGAACTTATGTACAAGGTTGCTTTATATTCCTAACGAAGGGATAAATACATTGCAATCGTGAATTTATCCAAGCATGCCTGACTAAGGAAGTATTGCTATATCAGGGTGCAAAAGGCTCTTATATCTATTCTAAGGTACTTATAAAGTGCCAAATCTATAATGCGACAGGGGTAATTGCCTGACAATATGTATAGTCGTTTATGCACGGAAGCATACAATAATCGTTATTGTTAAAACGATACTTTTTCATTTTATTTTTGAATGTAGTTGCTGATAATGTGACAAAAAAATAAAACGTGTGTTGCTATGTGAACGCAACAATTATCACGCTATCTCTTGTAGGTAGCATATTAAGTAAATATATCTATTATAGCAGTCTTAATTAAGCCTTTAGCCGACTAGGATTAGATTAAGTTACTATTAACTAAACCCCTGATTAAGACAAAACACCGATATGAAAAATGGCAGGCTATTTCGGGACAGCCCTTTAGGAAACTATGTGAGTGGTTGTATATTTACTTAATATGGTGTCTATAAGGCACTAATAAGTTTTTGTAAAACTTATTGTTTGTTTATTTAACAATAGGGTGTTGCCGCACCTTAACTATTGTTAACATTACCTTTAACAGGTAGTGTCTAGTGATATAAGACAGGTCTTTTAGTGTTAAACATAATAGTTTATAGGTATATCTATTTGATAGCACTTTAAACATAAAACCTATTTTTACCGTTATATCATTAGGCAGTATCTATTAAAGATACAAATTAGAACTAATATAGTTCTTTTTTTTATGAAAGAATATTTTGGCGGAGTGAGGTAATGGTAGCCTACCAGTTTGCATTGCTGGATATAACAGTTCGATTCTGTTCTCCGCAACCAAAAGGAAGTGAAATAATGATGTTAATAAATAATATGCTATCTGCATTATTGATACTATTTATATTTATTATTCTTTGTATAGTGTTATTCATTGCATTAGCATTGCCTATCGAATTAACAAAGGAGGCAATTAAGTTATGGAAAAGATAAAAGTTAGAGCATTAGATACGTATGAAGTAAATCACATAATAGATAAAGAATTAGAAATAATTCCTAAAGCAGGGGAAGAAATAGAAATTAGTAAAAGTAGACTTAAATATTTATTAGGTGCGAATGAATATAAAAAACCATTTGTTGAAAAAATAAAAAAAGCAAAGGTGGAAACTACAAATGAAGTTCAAAATGAACAATAGAATTTGGAAGATAAAAGAGGTAGATAAAGAATGGCTTTTAGAAGAATATAAAAAAGAATATGACAATGCAGTATATTGCTTTGGTTTGACTAGATATTCAAAACAAGTCATTTATTTAAATAATGAGCTATGTAATGATGTAAAAAAACAAACTTTATATCATGAATTAATGCATTGTTATATATGGAATTATATACATAGTTTCAGTGAAATAAGTGAAGAAGCTCTATGTGATATAAGTGCAAACAGTCACGACATAATACACGAAATAGTAACTAAGTATTTTAATTAATAGTAAAGAAGGTGAGTAAATGGAACAGAAAAAAAGAGGAGCGCCTAAGAAGTATACTAAAAAAGAAGAAATGGAAAAGAAAATAAAAGATTATTTTGAATCTTGTTTTAAAGAGGATTTAAAATATAATTCTGATAAAGGTTATTATGAGCCTAAAAAAGATTATAAAGGTAATATTATTAAAATCCAATGTAAGCCATTTACGATAACCGGACTAGCTAATGCTTTAGGCATGACAAGGGAGACTCTTTTACGATATGAAGAAAAAGAAGAATTTTCTGACACGATTAAAAAAGCAAAGCAAAAAGTTGAAGAATATGTTGAGGAAAGATTATTTGATAGAGATGGTGTTAATGGAGCTAAATTTAATTTAGTTAACAACTTTAGTAATTGGTCAGATAAGCAAGAACTTAATACTTCTAACACTAATAAAGTGCAAATAATAAATGATTTACCAAGTGATGTAGATGAAAATTAGTAGTCAAATAGCACCATCTTTCGTAAGAACATTTAATAGCTATAAAATGCATCAAATTTATAAAGGTGGAAGAGGAAGTACTAAAACATCAATGATTGCTTTGAAAATAGTTTTTAACTGTTTAAAAGAAAGTAATTGTTCAGCTGTTGTTTTAAGAAAGCATCAAAATCAATTAAGAAAATCAGTTTATAAAGAAATAAAAAGAGCCTGTAAAAGATTAGGCTTAGTAGAGAACATTCATTATAATTCAACCACATCACCAATGGAAATAAAATTCGTAGAAAATGGTAATACTATTTATTTTGCTGGTGGTGATGATTTTGAAACAGTCAAAGGAACTATTGATGAAGATAAACTTATAAAGATAGTATGGTTTGAAGAAGCTACTGGTTGGGATGATCCAGAAGATATAGACCAGATTATAGCCACATTTACTAGAGGTAACAATGATTGGTTTATAGCACTATATTCTTTTAATCCTCCAAAAAATAAATTTAGTTGGATTAATAAGTGGTGTGAAGATATGAAAAGAAGGAATGATGTCCTTGTATCAAGCACCGATTACAGAACAGTGCCTAAAGAATGGCTAGGTCAAATGTTTATTGATGAAGCTAAAAGAATGGAAAAGTATGATAATAAAAGGTATCGTTGGATTTATCTAGGCGAAGTAATAGGAATGGAAGGCATGATATACAATCCTGAACATATTGAATGGGTAGATGAAGATTATTTCAAAAAAAATAAAATAAGACCTTTGTATTTAGATTTCTCTGTTGATGGAGGACACCAAACATCTGCAACTACATGCGGATGTTTTTGTTTGGCTAGTGATGGTTATTGGTATTTGTTAGACCTCTATTATTATTCACCACACGACAAGCCAAATAAAAAAGCTCCAAGTGAGCTATCAAAAGACATATTTGATTTTGAAATGAAAATGCTAAAAAAATGGACGTGTGGTATTGATAAAGAAACAATAGATAGTGCAGAGGGAGCTTTGAGAAACCAATTATATAAAGATTGGGGTAAGGCGTTTCATCCAGTCAATAAAGGAAAAGATAAAGAAGAGTTGATAGATTATTCTATCGACTTTTTAAGTTTAGGTAAATTCAGAGTGTTGAATAACAACAACAATCAAATATTCAAAAAAGAAGTTGAAAATTATCAATGGAAAGAAGATAGTGTTGAAAAAGGTAAACCAACACCAGACAAAGAAGAAAAAGAATTAAATAGCACGGATGAATACTTTAATACGCATTCGAAAGAACAATCGTATTACTACGCAGATCATACATGTGATATGTACCAATACTGGGTAAAAGATAATTTAAGAAAATTAGGGTTAAAGGAGTGATAAAGTGGAACTATATGATGATATACAAAAAACGTTAAGCACAAAAGGTATCAATGTTGTAGTAGGCAATATTTATGATTTTATGGCAATATGGAAACAATGGTTTAGAGGTAATGTAAATGATTTCCATTTTTATAATGTTAAGATGTCTGATGGTAAAACAGTAGAAAAAGAACGTAGGACACTTAACATGCCAAAAAAATTATGTGAAGATTTTTCAAAGTTGGAATGGTCTGAAAAAGTAGAGATAAAGCTTGATACTGATGAGGCAACTGAAAAATTAATCAACGTATTAAACAGTAAAGAAAATGCATTTAGTACTAATTTTCCTATGTTTTTAGAAAAAGAATATGCATTAGGTACAATGGTTACTGTTGAGTACAAGAAAGATAACAAGACAGTAATAGATTACATCGATGGAGATGTTGTATTACCTTATAAATATTCTAATAATTACATAAATGGAATCGTAACAATAAGTAGAACTACTGAAAAACAAGGTAAATCTGAATTATTTTATAACCTACTTACTTATCATGAGTTTGATAACGATATATATAGAACAATTAAAGAGTTATATGTATCCAAAGATGGGAATGCTTTAGGCAAAGAAATTAACTTCAAAGAAGCATATCCTAATGTAAAAGAGTTCGAAGAAATTAAGACAGGACATCCTAGATTTCAGGTTTGGAAGTTACCTTTAGTCAATAATCTTGATACTGGAAGTCCAATGGGAATATCTATATTAGCTAATCAAATAGATAAGTTCAAAAGTATAGATATAAAATACGATAGTTTCAATAGAGAGTTCATAACCGGCAAAAGAAGAGTTCTTATTGATAAGAGTGCATTAAAAAGTGATGTTATTGGAGTGGATGAAAATGATAAACCAATAATGGTTAGTTACTTCGACACAGACGATGAAGTATATGTAGCTATAAAAGGAATGGATAATCAACCTGTTAAAGATATTAATTTTGAATTAAGAGTACAACCTCATATAGATGCAATAAATATGGAGCTTAATTATTTAAGTGCAAGCGTAGGATTAGGTAATGGCTTCTATAAATTTGATAAAAATGGCTTAAAAACTGCTACCGAGGTAATTAGTGAAAACTCTGATACTTATAGAACAATGGTGCATCACAGAATAGCTATTTATGATTGCTTATATGATCTAATAGCGGCTGTGTGTGAAATGGAGAACATACCATATACAGAGATATCTATTAACTTGGATGACAGTATAATAGAGGACACTGATAGCATAAGAAAGCAGGCATTGACTGAATATAATTCTAAATTGATAAGCAAAGCTGAATATTTTAGAAAAACAGACAAACTAGAAGATCAATCGGCTATAGATTATGTTAATAAAATGAATGAAGAAATACAAAATCAGGAAATATCCGACGGAAGTGAATTTGATTTAAAAGAATAGGTGATGTCCTGTGGATGAGAAGATAGAAAAAGCAATAAAACCATTATTAGAAATGTATGAAAAAATAGAAAATGATTTGTTAATTCAAATAGCAAGTCATTTTTCTGTTAATGAGGAATTTCTTAATAGTGATTATTGGAGAATAAAAAAACTCGAAGAGATGGGCTTATTTAATCAAGAGGTTATAGATTATATATCAAGATATAGTGGCAAGACAGATAAGGAAATAAAAAGAGCTTTAAATAAAATTTCTATTGATACCATTAATATGGATAAATTAAGTAGATTATTTGAAGACGAGGTTCTCAAAATAAATCCTAATATATTGATTAATAATTATGTCATAGAAAACATCATAAATACAGCTTACAACGAACTTTCCAATAGATTTATAGAAATGTCTTCTAAAATAGAAAAAAGCACTAGAGAGGCATATTTAAATGTTGTGGAAGAGGCATATTTAAAGACTTCTATGGGAACGCATTCTTATCAAGAAGCTATAAGAGAAGCAATAAATGAATTAAGTAATAAAGGGATAAATACTCTAACATATAAAACCATAGATGAAAATGGCAACATTGTTGGTATAAGAAATTATGATATTGAAGGAGCGATAAGGCGTGAAACCTTAACCGCTAGTAGACAATTATCTAATAATATTAGTATGGAAGTTGCTAATGAGTTAAATAGTGAATATGTTTATCTATCAGAACATTTACAATGTAGACCTCAGCACTTTGATTGGCAAGGTACAATTATAAAACGTGATGACCTCGTTAAAATTACTGATTATGGTTCTATAACCGGATTAGGTGGTATTAACTGTAGACATTACTTTGAAGCATATTTTGGTGACGCTAGATGTAGTGATTTAAAGAGCTTTAATAAAGAAGATTGCAACGAGGCATATAAGCTCTCTCAACATCAAAGGTATCTTGAAAGAGGTATAAGAAAATGGAAGAGAAAAGCCGAAATGTTTAAAGTAAGCGATGATAAAGAATATTATTCTAAATGCAAAGAAAAAGTCAGAGAATGGCAAATAAGAAATAAACAATTTACCGAAGATAATAACTTGAAAAGAGATTATACTAGAGAACATGTATATCAAAAGTATCCTAATTGGTATGCAAAACTTAATAAAGAAGAAAAATATGCAATAGAAAACTATATTTCATCAGATTCATATGTTATAAATGATTCATTGCGTAATGATTATCCTATGGACGATAGATTACAAAGTGTAAGCAATAATCTAAGTTTAGCATTAAATAAAATTCCTAATAGCAAAGGTATATATAATAGATCATTATTCTTTGATGATAATAATTTAAAACAACAATTTGTTAATTCGATGAATAATGATGTTGTTACATTTAAATCATTTATATCTATGTCAAAAGAAATATATGATAACAATGATGATATAAGATTAATTATTCATTGTAAAACTGCAAAAGATTTAAGTAAAATTAATGCAAATGAAAATGAAATATTGCTAGATAAAGGTAAAAGTTTTAAAAAGTTGAAAAGGTGGAGGGAAAATGATAAGATATTCTACGAAATGGAGGAATTGTAATGCCTGTACCTAAAAATAAAGGAAAAAATAGATTATATGAACCGATTGCAATAGACAAAAATAAATCAACTCCTTTTACTGGTATATTAAAGAGATTAGTTGAAGAAGAGGAAAGAAAATTTGAAAATGGAAAAATTAATCTAATAGACTATGAGAATTTAAGAAAAAAAGCAAAAGAAATAGAAAATAGCACCAAATAAGGTGCTTTTATTATGCCTTAAAAGTTTAGTAGGTGCAATTCCTACAAAGGCACCGAAGAACATAGAAATATGTTCTTTTATTATGTCCAACATAACGACAATAAAGAATGGGAGGCCTAACTTACGGCTTAAAAGAAAGGGAGATTATGGAACAAGAAAAAGTTCAAAATGTAGAAAAAACTACTGAAAACACAGTGACTCAATCTGTAGAAGAAAATGAGGGCGTTTTTAAGACATTCAAAACTGAAAAGGACTATCAAGATGCAGTTAATAGTCTATTGAAATCTAAACTTCCTAAAAAGGAGGAAATGGATGAATTCAAGAAGTGGCAAGAAAGTAAAAAAACGGAAACTGAAAAACAACAAGAAAGAGAAAAATTAATAGAAACTTTAACGAAAGAAAATAATGAATTAAAAAATCTATCAGTAGTTGCAAATGCTGATGTTGATAAAAAATTTCAAAAGTTTGTGTTAAGTGAAATCTCTGGGATGGAAGGAGAATTTGAAGATAACTTATCTACTTATTTAAAAGATAATCCTCAATTTTTAATTTCAAAAGAAGTTACTAAAACATCAGAAGAAGATACTGGTGTGGCAGTAACCAAAGTTAAAACAAATGCAGAGAGTGGTGTAACTGCAATATTAAAAGAAAAACACCCAGAATTATTTAAATAAAAGAAAGAGAGATGATTAAATATGGCAAACGCAATTGCTACAAATGGTACTCATAAACGTAAAGAAACTTACGCTAATGAAGTATTAACAATCGCTAGAAGCGAGATGAATATTTATGAAGACTTCTCAACTGATTATGAAGTTGATGGAGCTACAGGACAAATTAATGTTCCAACAAGAAACGGAGAGGTAGAATTATCAGACTATGATATTTTAAATGGTATCTCTTTAAAGCAATCAGCAACTGATTACCTAGTTTTACCAATTGATAAGAATTATGCTTGTAATGAATTAATTGATGGTTACGAGGCTGAAGCAGTACCTGATAATATAAGAGCTCAAAGAATTGAAAGTGCTGGTTATTCTTTTGGTATGAAAAAGGAAGGCTTTGCAATTGATGCTTTAAAAACTGGTACTATTAGCTCTGATACAGAAGCTTTAACTAAAACAACTGTATATGAAAAAATTGCTAAAGAAGTATCAAACATGAAAAAACGTAATATGAAAGTTAATTCAATGAGAATAGTTGTTGATGCTGATACTGAATTATTACTATTAACTGATGACAAATTTGCTAATACTTCTGGAACTTTAGGTGAAGAATTAGTTCGTGAAGGAGTTATCGGTAAAATCAATGGTGTTCCAGTAAAACCAAACTATTTATTGGGTAACGTAATTCGTGAAGAGGGTGCAGGTAGCTCTAAAGCAAATAAAACAAGAAAAGTAGAGTTTGCTATTTATGACAAGAGATTCTGTCAAAAGTATGAAAACTGGGCAGTTGAACCAACTATCAACGACTTAAAAGATGGTAAACATATCGGAGCTAGTGCTTTACAAGGTCGTCAAGTTGGTGGATTAATGGTAACTAATGCACTTGGTGTACAAGTAAAATTAGGTGCAGAAGTTACTGCATAGTAACTAAAGGAGGGATATAAGTGAATTATGTAGATTATGAATACTATGTAAAGACTTTTGTAGGAGATGGAAAACCAATCCCTCGCAATGAATTTGAAAAATATGCTACTAAAGCAAGTAACAAAGTAAGAAATCGAATTTTGAATAAAGATATTAGTTTATTTGAAACAGAGATAAAAAATGTTACTTGCTCTATAGTAGATATTCTATATAACCAATATCTAAATAAAAAAAGGCTTAATGATATTCTAAGTGGTTCAGAAGTAATAATTTCTAGTGAAAAAGTGGGAGATTACAGTAGAAATATTAGTAATGTATCTATTACTGACTTAGAAAAAATATGCTCTGATGAATATATAAATGAGCAAGTAGAAACTGAACTAGAAGATTATTTATTATCAACTGGTTTATTATACTGTGGAGTTCAATATGTTTGATAAAGATATAACTATTATTAATAAATGGTTTAATAAACAAACAAAAAAGGACGAATATAAAATAAATCACATTAAAGGTTTTTGGAGTTCTAATGAAGGTATTTCAATAAATGGTACTCAATTAATAAAAAACGACGGTGTAATAGTCAGAATTTTAATGTCAGAGCAGGACTATCATAGTCCAAAAGAATTTAAAGAGAATGGTATGGGGTGGACATTGCAAAATGATGATTACATTGTTAAGGGATTAATTGATGAAGTTGATACATTAACCAAATTAAAGAGTTCTTATGATGATGTTATGAAAATCACTAAAGTATCAATAAAAGATTATGGTTCTTTAGATATGAGACATTTTGAGATAAGTGGTGAATAATGAAATTTGAAATAGAAGTATTTCTACCTAGTCAAAAAACAATGTTAGAAAATATTGGCTTAAATGATGGTGGTAGAGTTCAGAAAGTAATAGATGTGTCCTTTATGCATTATATGAAATTAAAAATGCCACAGGATAGTGGAACTATGATAAATAATACGCGTAGTCCTAAACCAGGATTAATAATTATAGAAACACCTTATGCACATTATATGAATGAGGGTATAAAATATGTCGACCCAATTAATGGTAAAGGTGCATTTCATGACCCTATAAGTGGTAGATTTTGGTCTAGACCTGGTGTCAAGAAAATTTCAAGTGGTGAACCGCTGAAATATCATGGTGGTCCAGATAGAGGCTCACACTTTGTTGAAAGAACGGCAACAAACAATTTCAAAGATATTTTAAATGAAGCTCAAAAAGAGGTGAATAAATCATGATAGAAAAGATAAGAGATTATATAGCTGAATGTCCACACTTAGATGAATTTACAAAAGTAAATGTTAATTACTTAGTAGATAAAGTTAATGCTTATTCTGTTAATGAGGATTCAGGTTATAATCCAATTATAGAACCTCGTATATATGGTAATGATGAAATGCAGTTTTTATTTAGTTTTGATGCTAAATTTTATTGGAATGAAGAAACAGAAAATAATATAGATAATTCAAAGTTTTTTGAAAAATTTAGAGATTGGCTAGAAGATAATAATTCAAAGGGAAAATATCCTAAAATAGAGGGGATAGAACCTTTAACCATTGGAGCAATTACCAATGGTTTTATTTATGCAACAAATTCTGATGAAGCAATTTACAGAATAAGTTGTTCATTCACATATGAGAAAGAAGGTAAGATATAATGGCTTTTAGCGGAACAGGAAAAGCAAAAAGAGAAAGTGCAATAGTTTTAATGAATGTTGGGGATACAACTGAAGAATATGAAGCTATAGGAAAAGATAATGATGAATTATCACGTACACTTAATAATGAGGTTGAATCGAAAAATAATGTTTTAGGTGAAACTGAAACAGAAGTAACTAAAGCTCCACAAACTACTACTGTTGACCCTTTTAAATTTAGAAGAGACAGCAAGATAGCTAGCAAACTTTATGATATTTATAAAAATGATAAAGAACTTGATGATGTAATTGAAGAGTTCGTTGAAGTATTTACCGAAGATAAAGTATCAGAAGGTGAATATGGAGCATTCAAACAAAAAGGTGCTATAGATTTAAAATCATGGGGTGGAGATACAAAAGGTGTAAATGCGCCATTTGATATTAATTGGTGTGGTGCTAAAACTCATGGTACTTTTAATCCAACTACCAAAAAGTTTACTGAAACCACAACAACAGGTAAATAAGAGGACTAATAGGTCCTCTTAATTTTTTTAAAGGAGAAATGAAAAATGAAGCTTAAATTAAAAAATACTAAAATTATTGAAGATATAACAGATGAAAATGATGAAGTTATAGGAAAGGTTAGCTTTGATCCAAAAGATGCTAGAGTTTATAGAACATTTTTGAATTTAATAAAACTAATAGAAGACTATCAGAAAAAAGATAAAAAAATAGGTGATATTGAAAATCTTCCGAATGAGGAAATTAAAAGTATAGAAGATATCGAAATATATAAAGATAGCTTTGATAAGCTTGAAAACAAAATTGATAATTATCTAGAACTTGAAACAGAGATAAAGAAAATAACGGATGAAGTGTTTGGAAATGTTAGTGAAACGTTTTCAAAAGTTAGTAATTCAATAGAACCATATATTGAGTTAGTACAATGGGCTACTCCATATTTTAAAAAAGAACGCTTAGATAAAGTAAATACATATTTATCTAAAAAAGAAGATGTATTGTAATGAATGCTTTATTAAATAAATTTCCTACAAAAATCAGAATAGATGATACAGATTATGAGATTAATACCGATTATAGAAATTGTCTAAAAATAATTTTAGCTTTTGAAGATGATGAATTAACGATAGAAGAACAATATTTCATAATGCTTAATTTATTGTATAAGGAAATGCCAGAAAACATTGAATTAGCAATAGAAAAGGCAATTTTATTCTTGAACTGTGGAAAAGGATATGAAGTGTCAGACTCTAAAAGAACTTATAGTTTTAACAAAGATTCTAAATATATCTATTCCGCTATGAATCAAACGCACAATATTGATCTAGAGAGTATTGAGTATTTGCACTGGTGGAAATTTGTTTTTTTATTTATGGATGTTGATAAAGATTGTACATTTAGTTATATTACTTCTTTAAGATATAAAAAGAACAATGGTAAACTTGACAACTATGATAAAAAAATATGGGTAGAAATGAGAGAAATAGTAGATTTAGACTATTCTTGTGAAGACGAAGAAGAGAGTGAGTTTATGAAATTATTGAATGGAGGGGATGCTGATGCGCAAGTAATGGAGCATTAATAATACATACCAAATTAGATAATAATGGTGTAAAAAAAGGTTTTAGTGAGCTATCTAAAACAAGTAAAAAGTTAGTAGAACAATATAATAGGCAAGTTGATGTAATAAAAACACAACAGGCACAGGTAGATAAGTTAAAGGCTAAATTGGATGGTATTAAATCAGGTGATATAGTACCAACTTCACTAAAGAGGATGGAATCAGAATTAAAAAAGGTATCGAAAGAATGTGATGAAGCACAAAAGAAATACGATGCTTTTGCTGATAAATTTTCAAACGCGGAAATGGAACTTAGTTTTGCTAATAGTTCTGGTGATACTGCTAGAATTAGCGAAGCACAAGGTACGTTGGCTAATTTAGAAAAAGAGAGTTTAATAGCAGCAGATAATTTATCTAACTTGCAAAATAAAGCTTCGTCTTTAGAAAATTCTATAAATCAAATTAAAATGGATCCTAGTACATCTCAAGAAGCAATTGATTTAACTAATAAATTAAGTCTTATGGAATCTAAGATGCAGACTTCAACTGATAAAGCTAACAGGTTGAAAGATGAACTGAATCAAGCTTTTAACCAGGATGGCAATATATTAAGAAGATTGGATGGTATAAAAAGTAAACTTGATTCTTTGGGTGGAAAGCTAAAGTCATCAGTATCAGACCAAATATCTAGCTTAAATAAACAGGTTAGCCATTTCGGCAAAAGAATATCAGGATTGATAGCTAGTGCATTAGTATTTAATGTATTAAGTAGTGGATTGAGAAATTTAGCAAGTGGATTTGGTAATTTACTTAAATCTAATAGTCAATTTTCATCTAGTTTAAATCAAATTAAAGTTAATTTATTAACTGCTTTTGCTCCAATATATAATTATGTATTGCCAGCAATAAACGCTTTAATGTCTGCTTTATCTAGGATTACTGGAGCTATTGCAGGCTTTGTATCAGGATTATTTGGAAAAACAGCAGAACAATCAAAGAAGAATGCTTCTGCATTATATGGACAAGCTAAAGCATATGAAAAGGCTGGAAAGAGTGCTAAAAAAGCCGGAAATAATATAGCTAGCTTTGATAAGCTTGAAGTAATAGGCGATAAAGGAGATAGTTCTGGTGGAGGCGGTAAAGATATAGATTTCAGTGGCCAAATAGAACAAAGTGGCAAATTACTGGATTTTTTAAATAAAGTAAAAGAGCTTATGGCACAAATTTTTGAACCTTTTAAGAAAGCTTGGGATACAACAGGTATGTTAGTTGTTAATAGTCTTAAAAATGCTTTCATTGGTGTTAAATCACTTATATCAAGTGTTTTAGGTTCATTATTTGAAGTGTGGACTAATGGTACTGGACAAACAATCATTGAAAATATATTAACTAGAGTAAGTCTTGTATTAGACATTATAGGCGGTATATCTCAAGCTTTATCTAATGCTTGGAATAATGCTGGGAATGGTACTGCGATTATTCAAGATATAGCTAATATATTTATTGCTATGCAAAACATATCAAACAGCATATACGAAAATATAAAAAAATGGGTTTTAAGTCCGGGATTTCAAGAAGCTCTTAACGTTGTGGTTCAAATAGTAAAAGATATACTTGATTGGTGTAGTCAAATAGCTAACTGGATTGTTCAAATGTACGATACTTATCTTTCTCCAGTTGTTGATAAAATTTTAAATTGTATTTCAAAAATAATAGTTGCTATTGGTAGTGTTTGGAATTTTCTTAAGCCAATAATAGACCAAACTATAAAAAATCTTAAAACTACATTAGAACCAGCAATTAAAATGATTTCAAACACAATAGGTGGAATAATAGATGCTTTAAGTGGAGTAATGGATTTTATCACAGGAGTTTTTACAGGCGATTGGGAAAAAGCATGGAATGGTATAAAAGAGTTCTTTAACGGAATAATAGATGCTCTAACTTCAATATTTACTGGATTAGTTGATATCATTATTTCACAATTCAAAATAGCTATAGATAATGTTAAAACAGTGTGGTCTTCAATAGGTACTTGGTTTAAAGATGTTGTCTGGGGTGGTATTAAAAATGCTTTTTCTAATGTGACTAATTGGTTTAAGGACACATTCTCAAAAGCATGGCAAGCAGTTAAAAATGTATTTTCTACAGGTGGAAAAATATTTGACGGTATAAAAGAGGGTATAGCTAATGTATTTAGAACTGTTGTTAACGGAATAATAGGTGGAATTAATAAAGTAATAGCAGTACCATTTAAATCTATTAATGGTATGTTAAACAAAATAAGAAATGTTGATATATTAGGTGTTTCACCATTTAAGAATTTTTGGAAACAAAATCCCTTAACTGTTCCTAAAATACCAATGTTAGCTCAAGGTGCAGTAATACCTCCTAATGCTAAATTTTTAGCTATGCTGGGTGATCAAAAGAATGGACGTAACCTTGAAGCGCCAGAATCTTTAATAAGAAAGATAGTAAGAGAAGAATCAGGAAATAGCAATAAAGAATTTATCTTAAATTTGAAAGCAATTCTTGAATGTGATAAAAAGCAATTTGGTCAATTGTCATTTGAGGGTATAAGATTAAAAGAACAACAAAATGGTAAAAAATACTTTTTAAATTAAGAGGTGATAAGATGCAAAATATTAGACTGATAAACTATGATAATCCAAATGTTTATTTTGATATTCCGTGGGATTGGGTATCATTACCAGAACCTAATCTTGATGATTTAGAATCAGAAGCAAATAGAGGGAAACTTACAGCTTATTTATATAGAGTGAGGGCTGGAGAAGTGCCCAATATAAAAATACCTATACTAAAGAGGTTAAGTCAGGCACAACTTAAACCTCTTTTTTCAATAGTGAGACCAGTTCACTTATATTTAAAATATTTTGAAAAATATGAAGATGCGTTTAAACAAATAGAAGTTTATGTAAAAAAACCGAATCCTCCAGTATACAGATATCCAAAAGATAACAACACAGACAACATTATATATCAACCATTCGATTTAGAAATAGTTTCTTATGAGAGTATATCATGATAGATGGTGTATTAAATAGAGATGTGTTGTCTTTTGAGATAGAAAAAAGTTGTATTGATGATAAAAAAGTTATCGGTTCTTTTCAAAAAAATTCTGCAACGATAGAGTTATTAAATCCGGATAATAAATATTCAAATTTAAAAGGCACCTATATAAATACATATAAAGGTACTTTTTATGTTGATAATATAGAACCAATTCAAGAAAAAATTAAGATTAAATTAAGTTGTTATGATTTAGCTCAGAAGTTTGAAAAACTTTATGATAGTAGCAAGTTTACTTTTCCACTTACTTTAAAAGCTTGGAGAAACGCAATTTGCACTGAGGTAGGAGTTGAATACGATAATACAGATTTCCCTAATAGTGATTATGAATTAAGTAATGAGCCATACATTAAAAAGGATGCCACATATAAAGATGTTATTAAGTTGATTGCTCAAGCAAGCTCTTGCTGGACAATAATAGATTATGACGATAAATTATATTTTAATTGGTTCAATAATACGTTAATAGAAGTTCAAGACTGGTTTGATTTAACAACAGAAGATGAGCCTACGGATCCGGTTAATATAGTTGTTTTGGGTAGAGGTGTTGTTGAAGATAATGTAATTTATCCTGAAATTGAACCAGCAAATCCAAAAGAAATTAGAATAGATAGCAATGATATTTTAGATTTGAATAGAAAAAAAATGATAGTACCTATTTACAATCAAGTTAAAGACTTTAAATATACGGTTTTTAGCATGAAAACAATAGGTTTTTTAAATGCAAAAATAGGAAATAAGATAAAATACCCTGACTTATATAATAATAAAAAAGAAAGTTATATAATGTGTCATAAATTGACTTTTCTAGGTGGGGATTATTCTGATAAACGAAATTATACTAGTCAGTTTGAGGCTGTGGAATTAGATGAAACTAGTACAAACTATAAATATGCGGAATCTATAGAAGAAAGAATTGATAAAACAGAAATAATAACAAATAAATTAAATGGTGAAATAAGATCAATAACCACTAAAGTAACTAAGGTTACAAATACAGCAAATGATGCTTTACAAAAAGCTAATGACGGATTAAGTAATGTAAATGTTCAATATTATTTATCAACGTCTAATACAACATTATCCGGTGGCACATGGTCAGACAATGCTCCTTCTTGGGTTGATGGAAAGTATATGTGGAGTAGAACAAAAGTAACTAATGCTAAAGGTGAAGTAAGTTATGAACCAAGTATTAATGGAACTTGCATTGCTGGAGCAACAGGAGCAACCGGTAAAGATGGTATTAATGGTAAAGATGGAGTAAATGGAAAATCAATTACTATTAAATCTAAAGCAATTGAATATCAAGCAAGTACAAGTGGAACTTCTGCTCCAACTGGAACTTGGACTACAACAATACCAAATGTAAATAAAGGTTCTTATTTGTGGACTAGAACAACTGTTACATACTCTGATGATACAAATACGGTATCATATTCGGTTGCATATAGAGGAACAGATGGAACCGATGGTACAAACGGAACTAATGGTACAAATGGAAAAGATGGAAAAGGAATTACATCAATAACGTATTATTATGCTACAAGTACTTCACAAACAGCTCCGTCTGAAGCAAATATAACAAGTACAACTATACCAACATTAAATGCTACAAATAAATATTTATGGCAAAAAGAAGTTATTAAATTCAGTGATAACACTAATAAAACTAGTATTTTACTGATTGCTGTATATGGTGATAAAGGTCAAACTGGAGCAACTGGTAAAGGAGTTAAATCTATAGTTGAACAATATTATTTATCGTCATCTAACGCAACACAAACAGGTGGGGATTGGAGCAATACACAACCTAATTGGGTTAATGGTAAATATATATGGACAAGAAGCCATATTACATGGAGTGATAATACTACAACTGATACAACACCAATATTAGCAAATGGTTTAAATAACGCAAATAGTACAGCAACAAATGCTATTTCTATGGCCGATTCGGCTAAAAAAGATGTTCAAAATACAAATGAAAATTTAATGAATAATTATTATACCATTTCTCAAACTAATGAGCTTGTTCAAACTGCTGAAGATGGGTTAGTTAATGCTTATACTACGACTGGTGGAGCTAATATTTTTGTTAACACTGGATTGTGGTTCGTAAACGATAATAACGATCAAAATGTTAATCCTTATGAAGATTGGAAAGGTAAAGCTTTAAGAAAGTCAAATGATGAAGCTTCTAATGGTAATTCAATACTTTTACAAAATGGTACTTTTGAACAAGAACAAGAGGTACCTAATGGCAATTATTCTATTAGTTTTATGTATAAAAAATTAATAAGCCAATCTGTAGCAAGTGTTGTTATAAATGGAAAAGAATATCAACTTAATAGTACAACATTAAAAGAATTCTATACAGGTGAAAAAAATGAGAAAAATGAATATATAACAGAACCAATAGTAGTAACAGCAGGTCATTTAAAGATACAATTCAAATGTAACACTAATGGTGGAGTAGAAATATATGATCTAATGGCTAATAAAGGAAGCATTAAATTAGCATATTCTCAAAACCAAAATGAAACAACTACTGAAACAGTTAAGATTTCAAAAGGTATAACTATTACTTCCACAAATATGGAAACTATATTTAAAGCTAATGCAAACGGAATAAGAATATTGTCTTTACAAAATGAAAAAATAGCTTACTTTACTGATAAGGGTTTAAGTACAAAAGAATTGACTGTTGAGAATAAAGCTCAGATGTGTAGCACCTTAATTTCTGAAGTTGGAGACCAGACTTGGTTTACGAGAATGTGAGGTGGAGTAAATGAATGGAACAGAATTCGCACGAATAAGTGGTAAGTATTCGACTGCATTTATAGGAACTTATGAACGCACAGGGCAAAATATTGCTGGAGCTTATTCAACATTTAAAATCAGAATATATGGTTACTATGGTGGTGGAACAAAAACAAGTTCTAGTTATGGAACCGTATGGATTTCAGGAACTCAATACTCAATAGGTGGTTATACATTAACTCCCGGTTATAAATTATTAGCTAGTAAAGATATTACTGTATCTCATAATGGAGATGGCTCTTTTCCTTATACAACAGTTGCATTTGCAATCAATTCATACCATGCTAATGGTGAAACTTCTGGAGCAATATCAGCTCCAACAATACCAAGACAAGCAAATGTAACAGGGTATAATGATTTTAATGATGAACAAAATCCAACAATAACTTATAACAATCCAGGCGGTTTTAGAATAAATGCAAGACTAGAATTTGCTGGAACTAATATTAAAAGAGATAATATTTCAAATACAGGAAGTTATACATTCAATCTAACTGACGCTGAAAGAAAACTATTAAGACAAAAATGTACTGGTAGTTCAATGACAGTTAGAGGTGTAATAGCTACTTGTATAGGTGGAACAACAGAAAATTATTGGAGTTATTGGGATAGAACAATGACTATTGTCAATGGGAACCCTACATTTGATAATTTTAATTTTGCTGATTCAAATACGAAAACTGTAGCATTAACAGGAAATAATACTTCGATAGTAAAAGGCTATTCGAATGTGAAAGTAACGATACCAAAAAGTATGAAAGCAACAGCCAAAAAAGAATCTAGCTTAAGCAAATATAGGGTTTCTATTGGAACTGCCATTCCTGCTGATATTACGTATAGTTCAGATAAAGACGTGAATGGAACTGTCAACAATGCTGATTCGTCTACGATAAATGTTTATGCAATAGATAGTCGTAATAATTCTAAATTAGTAAGTAAACAAGCTACTAATTTTATATCATATAGTGATGTTGAAAAAGGAAACATAGATGTAGTAAGAACAAATGGAGTATCAGAGGATGTAACTCTTAAAATAAATGGTACATTTAATAAGGTGAACTTTGGTAAAATAACGAATTCAATTAAATCAGCTCAATATAGATATAGAATTAAAGGAACTGATACATGGTCATCATATAATAATTTAACTTTGACCATTAAAGATAATAATTTTTCATATAATGGGCTTATAAAAGGTGATACAAAAACATTAGGATTTAATGTTGAACACTCTTATGAAGTAGAAGTATTGGTAAAAGATGAACTTTCAAAAGCAACATTTACAGATACATTTGGAAGTGGCACTCCAAATATTGCACTTTCAAAAAATGGTGTAGGAATAATGGATAAATATAATGAAAGTGTCGGTGGGCCTGCACAGGTTAAGAGAAATCCAATAGCTTATTTTCCGATTGGAGCTATATATTTAAGTACTACTTCTACAAATCCAAAAACATTATTTGGTGGAGAATGGGAGCAAATTGCTAAAGGACGTACTTTGCTAGGTCAGGGAGCAAATGTTGCTAATACTACTACTTATTGGGGATCTTATAATGCTAATGATTGCAACTTTCCAAATGGGGAAATGGGTGGAGAACCTAGACATACTTTAAGTCAATACGAAATGCCTAGTCACTCTCATAACGTAGGTTGTCCTAACTTATGGGACTGGGGCACCGGTGGAGATAGATATAAAATTGATGGAACAGGTGGTTATTCTTTAGGAACACCGAATGGATTTTCACAAGGTGGAAATGGAGCTCATAATAATATGATGCCATATCTTGTAGTGTATATATGGAAAAGAATAGCATAAGGAGGAAACATGGATAATAAGTTTGAAATAAAAACAAATGAACAAACTCAAAAATATAAAGATGCTGTATTGTATTTAGCAAATACTGACTACATTGCTAACAAAATAATTGAATATCAATTTTTGGGCAAAGAACTTGATAAAGATTACACTGAAACCCTAAAAAAACGAGAAGAAGCACGAGAGGTTATAAGAAATTATGAAAAATAAAGGTGTAAAAAATGATTAGTACAATTTTAAAAATAGGCGGTTTAATTGGAGCTTTAGGTTCAATATTTGGCGTGATGATAGCTTGTTATAAGACAATTAGAAAAATAGATACTAAATTTGAAGATATAGATAAATCGTTAAAAGAAAATCAATTGAGCAATTTAAGACTTGTTATAGTAAACAAAGATATGCCACTTGATGAAAGAGTGTCAGCAGGAGAAAAGTACGTTAAATTAGGTGGAAATGGTTCTGTACACGCTATGGTGGATGTCTTAACAGAAGAATATAAAAAAGAACTTGGAGGTAAATAATATGGAATTAATACAAGATAATTTAATACAAATATTAGCTACTATAATTACTGCAGTAGCATCCTTTATAGGAATGTCAATTAAGAAAGCTTATACAAAG